TCAGCATGACTGGGGCTGTGGTATTCCTGGATCACCTATTGGTGTTGACCAAGATATTGGCAATGACTACAGTTTTGGCGACTGGGAAGGATACTATGAAGTTACAGGAGATCGTATTTCCCGTGTTCAGGCTGGGTGAGAAGCAGCCTGAAGAAGACGGGGGCATAGTATACTATAAATCAGAATATAGCGATAAGGATACTGCTGAACACACAACAAACTATAGGTTTGTAGACGATAAGTCTATTGATAAACCCACTCTAGGTTTACGTAGGCTCGCTTTGCAAGGCAAGGCAACGTTGTTTCCTATAAGTTCAAACACCACAAAAAGATACTTGGAGACTGGTATAATGGCTAAAGCAGTAATCTCTAATCGCATTTATTTGGATAATCCAGGTGTAGAACATACTAAGCACATAATTAAGTCGCTTACATATAAAATACACAAAGATACTGGGTCAAAGAAGTTTGCTAGTGTTGAAACTATCAAGAACTACAAATCACTAATCAAGGGTATACTCTCCATTCCGCAAGGCCGAATGGATCTAGTACCAAACGATTATGAAATAATAGACAAACGAGTTTTAGTTCCTGTTCCGTTTCCTGCCCCTAAATTTGAGCTATACGAAGATCAGCAAAAAATCTATGATGAAGTTAGTGATACTTGCTTTATCAATGCGCTGCCTGGTTGGGGTAAAACTTTTACAGCATTACATCTTGCTCGTAAGTTTGGACAAAAAACTTTAGTTATCACACATACTGCTGCACTTCGAGATCAGTGGGTAGAAGAAATAGAAACACTGTTTGGTTGTGAGTGCGGCCTTATAGGTGGAGGTGATTTAGATTACGAAGATCACTTTATCACAGTAGCAAACATACAGACTTTAGTAAAACATACAACAACTTTAGCTAAAGAATTCGGTACAGTTATCCTAGATGAAGCACACCATTGCCCTGCTACTACATTTGCAAGTACAGTAGATAGTTTTCATGCTAGATATCGAATTGCTTTAAGCGGTACAATGATACGAAAAGATGGTAAACATATACTGTTCAAAGATTACTTTGGTACTGTGGTATTAAAACCACCAGTATCAAATACAATACCGCCTACCATTCACATGGTAAAAAGTGGCATTACACTTAAACCTAATGCAACCTGGGTAGATAAAATTACTGATTTAACCCAAGACGACAAGTACAGACAATTTATTGCAGACATTGCTAAAATGCACGTTGCCGAAGGGCATAGCGTCTTAGTAATAGCAGATCGAGTAGCTGGAAGCAGGCAAATATTTTCAGAGGGAATTTCAATCAACATCCTAAGTTGTGTAATTTTAGCAGTTCCTATGTCAAACGATAGCTTGCTAGAACAAATTGCTGGTAGAATTATGCGAATGCATGAGGGTAAACTAGATCCAATCATAGTAGACATTCAATTTGCTGGTTATGCAGATAAAAAGCAAAATACAGATAGGTTAGGGCTTTATCTACGCAAAGGCTGGCAAGTATTAGCCTAGATAAAATTTCACTTGTCAAATTGTATCCAAAATGGTATAATATTATTAAGTTTCAGTATATGACCCTTTTCTTCAACCTTTCATTGCTTGAGTCCGAAACACAGTGTGACTCTACAAAATTAGTTGAAACTTTAAGATTGCATTTTATTAGAAAATCTATTCCTAAAAACCAATACAGTAAAATCAAACCGATTTTTAACTTAAAAGGTAATAGTTTTCTAATAAACCCTGCTATTTTATTTACTGATACCAACACAGATATTGTACACAAAGCACAATATATAAGGTTAGCGGGGCGTAGAAACTACGCAATATACAAACACTACGGTTATACATATCTAGACCTATCTTATTATTCAGATATTGACCTAAACGCAATAAAATCAAATCCGCTACTAAAAATCACAGAAAACAAAATTCACTTCAAATACGAGGAAAAATAAAAATGGCACTTAGCTTTAAAAATACCAAAGGTAAAGCACAATCAAACAAAGTCGAATCTTATGAATACAAAGATGGCGAAAACACGGTCCGCTTAATTGGCGGAGTTCTTCCACGATACATTTATTGGCTGAAAGGCACTAATAACAAAGATATTCCAGTTGAATGTTTGGCGTTTAGTCGTGAAAAGGAGAAGTTCGATAACATTGAAAAAGATCATGTTACTGAGTATTATCCAGAAGCAAAATGCTCTTGGAGTTATTCTGTAAATTGTATTGACCCTAAGTCGCAGAAAGTTGTTGCTCTTAACTTGAAAAAGAAGTTGTTTGAGCAAATTGTTACAGCGGCTGAAGATTTAGGAGACCCTACTGACTATGATACAGGTTGGGATGTTGTATTCAAGCGTGTAAAGACAGGCCCACTGCCTTTTAATGTTGAGTATACCCTGCAAGTTTTACGTTGCAAAGCTCGCGCACTCAGTCCTGAAGAGCGTGCCTTAGCAGACGCTGCTAAATCTATTGATGAGAAATTTCCTCGTCCTACGGAAGCAGACGTAAAAGCATTGTTGGATAAGATTACAACCCAGCAAGATGAAGACGGCGAAGCCGAATCTTCAGAGCAAGAAGCAGTCAAAGAACTAGGTTAAAAACTTAAGCCCGCTAAACGAAATGCTTAGCGGGCTTTTCTGTCTCAAGGACAACATGAAAGTATTATTTACAGCTGACGTACTTAGAAACTTATTTTGATTTGGTTAATTCATGTAAGATTCCTACAATTATTTATGCAGGAAATCATGAAGCAGTTAAAAAGGATACAACATTCCTTACTAACCTAAAGCAAGTAACCAATCGCCTAAATCCACTAGTAGAAATTATTGATGACTACTGTAAGGTGGAAAATATGGACTTTATACCATATAATAAATTGAAAGAATTTGAAAAGAATCCTTTCCAAATTCGTGGAAACATTTGCTTTACACACGTTCGTGGAGAGATTCCTCCACACGTAAAGCCCGAAATGGATCTAGAGTTATTTGCTAGTTACGATGTTGTTTTAGCAGGTGACTTACACAGCTATGAAAACTGTCAGAAAAATATTGTCTATCCTGGCAGTCCCGTTACTACTAGTTTTCATCGTCATAATGTGGATACTGGTGTGGTTATACTGGATACCACAAGTTTAGAACATGAGTGGCGTAAGCTACAACTACCACAACTTATTCGTAAGACAGTAGCTGTGCACGACCCTAAACCGCCAACAGACTATGACCACACAATTTACCAAGTTGAGGGCGATATGCAAGAACTTGGTGAGCTGGAAGACAGCGACCTAATTGATCGCAAAGTAATTAAGCGCGATACGGACAGCGCATTGATCCTAGACAAAGAAATGTCTATGAGTGAAGAAGTACGTGAGTATCTTGCATATATACTAGAAATTGAAAAAGTGCCTAACGCTCGCAGCGTTCCACAGATTTTCCTTGATGGTGAATATGTTGGTGGCTTACCAGAACTAAAAAAGAGATTAGCCGTAAATGATAACTATAAAACAACTACGATGGGCTAACGCCTTTAGCTACGGAAAAGATAATAAAATCGATTTTGTTGCTGCCCCACTTACACAATTGGTGGGCCGTAATGGGCATGGTAAAAGCTCTATAGCCCTTATCCTAGAAGAAGTATTATTTAATAAGAACTCTAAAGGTATTAAAAAGGCAGATATTCTTAATCGCTATGTTAAAGATAAGTCGTACACAATTGAATTAGACTTTAACCGTGATGGCACAGACTACACAATTAAGTCTAGTCGTGGTACTGCACAAACTGTTAAGCTATTTAAAGATACTGTAGATATTAGTGCTCACACAGCAACGGCTACTTATAAGATGATTGAAGACATATTAGGATTTGATCACAAGAGTTTTGCACAAATTGTTTATCAGTCAAATGCTAGCAGCCTTGAGTTTTTAACAGCTCCTGATACTGCTCGTAAAAAGTTTTTGATTGAGATTTTAAATTTAGGCAAATATACTCGTGCTGCTGAAGTTTTCAAAGAAGTTTCAGCTCAGCTTAACAAAGATATTGCTAGTGTACAATCACAAGTAAATACTGTGTCTAGCTGGTTAAACAAGTACGAGAAAACAGACTTAACCTTAAAAGAAACCGTACCTACTCCTGAGCTAGATACCAGTTTAATCGCTGAAGCTTCTGCGCTTGAGTCTAGTATTAATACTATTGAGTCTACCAATAAAAAGGTTAGTCAAAATAATACTTACAAGCAGCTGCAAAGTAAGATCAAACTGCTGCCAGTTCCCGAAAAGCCTGAAACTGATATTGAAAGTATTAGAGCTAAAGATAGACTATTAAGTAATGAAGTTATCGAGTTACAGAAAACTGTAAAAGATAGCAAAGCTTTTGTTCAAAAAATGACTAAACTAGAAGGTGTTTGTCCTACCTGTTTACAGCCTATTGATACCCATAAAATTTCAGAATTAATTAATGAACAGCATGATATCAAAGAAACTAGCGAAGCTAAACTTAACCGGCTGTTTATTCAACTAGAGGAAATATATAAAGAATCTACCCAATATGCTGAGGGATTAACGGCCTGGCAAAATGCTCAGAAATCCCAAGAAGATTGGGAAAAGTATCATACTCTAATTGATACAGAGTTACCAGAAGTATTATTAGATAAACAAACACTACAGCAACAATTCACAGAACTACAAACTAGCATCAGCAATACTAAACGCAGAATAGTTGAGGCCGAACAATACAACAAAGAAGTAACTGCACACAATACTAAAGTAGATTTAGTATCAAAACAATTGGTTGAAATGAACCAAGAGTTAGAGGTTTATAGTGGTAAGTTGCATGAATTAAGCGAAAGAATGAGTATTTTAAATGTTTTAACAAAAACATTTAGTACAACAGGTTTAGTAGCATATAAAATTGAGAGTTTAGTAAAAGACTTAGAAGAGATTACAAATAAATATTTGGTTGATCTAAGTGATGGAAGATTTCAAATCAGTTTCAAAATTAGTGCTAGCGACAAATTAAATGTTGTTATTACTGATAATGGAAAAGATATTGAAATTCTGGCTCTTAGTGGC